GCTTTTACTGATCCACCTTCATAACCTTCTAATATTTTTTGTGCTTCTGGAAGTGTATTTTTAGCTTGATTTATATTTAGATTTATATCATTATTACCTTGATACACTTTATTAGTAACATCAATGACAGATAAATTATTATTATTTCCTAGATCTTTAGACAATGAAGTTGTTTCCATTTCTCCTTTAACTGGTAAAGCAGTTTCTTGGGATGGTACTTCATTTACAGAAACAGAAGATTTTTCAGCAGGAGAAGTATTAACTGCAACTCCTGTATCATCTAAAGAGCTTGCGGATAAAGGAATTTCTGAAACTTCTTTTGAGCTTGCAGCTCCTGCAGCAACTGGTTCTTCAAAATTAGAAGCTAAATAACTTTTAGCTTTAGCTACCCATTCTGGAGATTGTTTCATATATCTCATAGAATTAATTGCAATATCAAAAACTGAACCAATTATTCCACCTTCTAAAACTTGTTTTCCTCTAGCTTTTAATTTTTGTTCTAAATCATCTGCATTTTCTGGCCTACTATCTAACCAATTTACAAATTCATTTTGCACTCCAAGCTCAACGAGTAAGCTTGCAAAATTTCCATTTTCTGGAGAAAACATAAAATCAGCTACAGCTCCAGATCCATAAAATTTTAATGCTGTAACTGCAGCATTACCGCCTTTAAAAGCTTTTGTAGCTTTTAACATACTGGTAAATGGGATCATAAATTCTATTAACCCAGTTCCCATATTAAAAAGTATGCCATCTGGATTATTTACAAATTCAAAAGGCCTTATTGCAGCATTTTCTGGTCTTTGAGTATAAACTTTAAACTCTCCATTATCTACACCAAAATATGCATTACGTAATCCAAATTTTTCTAATCCTCTAACCCAGTCATCTGTAACTTCATAAACATTATTTGCAAAACTTTCTATTGCACTAGCAACCATTCTTCCTGTATTAATAAGAAATTTTCCTAATCCACTTTCTTTTTCTACTTTTTCAGAAATATATTCATCATCTAAAATATCTTTATTACTTTCATAAATAGCAGCAGCCGCTTCTAAATTTCCTTCGTTATAAGCAGTTTTAATATTATTAAAAGCACTGTCTTTATCTTCATTAAGACGAACATTGGTAGGATGTAATTTTTCATTTTCGTAAGCTCGCAAAGCCATTAGTCTTTCAACATCTCCTTGGCCTTCTGTATTTTCAATCTCAATAATTTTATCTTTTCTATTCATTAATTACTTCCTGTTAATGCAAATAAAGATTTATATTCTGCTTCTCGTTTATCATTAATAATATTAAATGGATCATTTGCCAAATAATTATAAATATCTCTAGGTGTTAATTCTAATAGATTACCTGTATCATCTTTATAATAAACTTTTGTTTTGTCCATTTTCATAGCTTTATTTTCTATATCAGCAATTCCTCCTGGAATACTATCTTCAATATCTTTCATTAAAGTTTTTATTCTTTCTATTTCAGCAGTGCTAGTTTTTATTTTTTTACTATCTTTTTCTTTTGTTAATCCAAGCTCCAGGTTATTTTTTTGTTTCTTCAATATATTATATTGTTCTAATTTTGGATTTCCTGTAGCTTGATCTTTACCACTAATAGCTTTTTTATAATCACTTTCTGTAATAATAATTTTTCCTTGTTGATCTAGTCTTTGAATAACTCCTGCTACATCTAAAGGATTAACTCTATCTCCAGATCTACCCAGGCCCACTCCTTTAAGATCAATTAAATCTTCAAAAGTTTTTCTATAAACTAATGTAAGCTTATCTTGTTTTTCTTGGTTTTGATTAGATCCCATACTAAATAAAGCTCCTGCAGTAGAAGTAGCTTCTAAACCATTAATAATGTTTTGACCTTTTTTGTATAAATTATGATCTGTCCAATGTTTATCTCCAACATCATAAGATGCGTTCATATTTAAAATTTCTGTTTTAGTTTTGCCAGTTAATCTATTATCTTTTAATAATTCATTTTTATTCAACATACCAAGTCTAACATCTTCTTCATAAATATTTTTAACACCTGGAGTATCATCATCTGAATTGTATCTATTGAAATATGTTGCTCTTAAATCTTTAGCAAAATCTTGGCCTTTGCTATCTGGGAAAGTTTTTTCAAATAAGTTAATATCGTTTTCAATTTCTTTTTCTAAACCAGAAGTATCTGTTCCTGGATCAACATCTTGTAGATTAATTATTTTTTTATAAATTTTACTTTGTGCAGCCCATCCTTGATGTTCAATATGTTTCTTATCATTTTCATAAAATTTATTAACTCTATCTGTTTCATTATTAAAGATTGTAAATAAATCATTAGCTAGTTTTTCTCTATCTTCTACATTTAGAATTTCAGCAACTGTTGTGTCTTGCACACCTAGAATAGCTCCATCTTTAGATCTAATAGGAGCAAAGAAATCTTTTGTTTTAAAACTACCATCTCTTACACTGTCAATAGCTTTTACTAAAGCAGGAGTATTACCTTTATATTGTTTAAATGTTTCTTCTAAAAATATTTTTTGAAAATTTTGTCTTGCATAAATAATATCTTTTCCAAGTGCATCTGTTTTTTTAATACCTAATCTTGTGTTATCAGCAGGTACAAATATATTTCCTGCAGTAAAACCTTCTTTGGGGCCAAGATTAAGATAATCTCCTACCATATTATTAACAAATTGACCTGCTTTAGCTAAACCTTCATCTCCTTTAGCAGCTCCTTTTATAATATTAGCTGCATGACCAGAGTTCATGTAGCCCTGGAATGTAGAAGTTTCTATATCTAGTTTAGTGCTAGACCAATTTGTATAAACAGATTTAGCATAAGGAATAGTTGATTGCTCAAAGTCATAAGTAAAATAATTATAAAGTTGAGGATTTTTTTCTCTTAAAGCTTCTAATAATCCATCTTTAATATCCTGGGATGCTTTATTAAAACCAGATATATCTGATCTATTAGAAGTATAAGCATCATATAATTTTTTCTCAAATAAAGATTTGATTTGTAATTTAGCTGCAGTTTGTGCAGATTTATAATATGCCTGGCTATAAGGATCTGTTCCTTGTTCTGGCATATCAGCAAAACTAACATTTGTATTTCCAAGCTCATCTGTTTCAACTTTATAAGCTTTGAAAGTTTCTCCCTCTTTAGCTCCTTGGATAGTTTGTTTTTCTCCAAAATCTTTAAAAGCTTGAGCAGATATTTGATCTAATTTTTGTGATAGAGTTAATAAACCTCGTCTTTGTTCAGCAAGTTGTGTTTGCTCAACTTGTGGTAAAGATCTTAATCTAACACCTAAAGGTTTATATTCTATTTTTCTTGTAGCCATATTAAGTCGTCATTAATGGTTTTCCAGTAAATGGATTTGATCCACCTAGTTTTGCATAACTATAAACACCTTGACCAAGAGTAGCAAAAGCATTTGCATAGCCAAGTTTCTTAGCTGTCTTACCTGCAGATCTATCAATCGCTGCTTGGTATTCTCCCATGTTATAAGCAATACGAGAGTTTATTTGAGTAATATCATATTCTTCAATTCCTTTAGATGCCATTTTAGTTCCAACACCTAATTTACTTCCACTAAAAACATCTGTGTTTCCTTTTGCACCAAAAGCATTATTATAAGCCATCTGTTCAATCGTACTATTTAAAACTGCTACTCCTTCTTCTCTTGCCTGGACAGCAGCTATTCTGCCCTTCAAGATTTCCATATTAGCTTTTGCTTTATATTGAGCTTCTGTTGCTTGTGCAGCTTTGTACTGCATTACTGCTGAAGTTACTGCTGCTGCTGCTGCTACGTATTGAACCATATTTTTTCTCCTATATGCTTACTTTGTACTCTATTCCTAACAACGTAAAGAATAAAGGTTTTGTTTGTGTTAGTGTTATAGTGCTGTCTTGAGTAAATCCACTCAAAGGCTGCACTGTTTTAATTCCTGTAAAAAATTCAATTCCTGTACCCAAGCTTAAACTCTCCAAATTTCTAAAAGATACTTCTTCAGTATCTATTTTTAAACTTTGTGTATTATGTAATACCAGATTTACTTCGGTAATTCTCTTTAAAAATCCTTGTACGTTACCATTTGGAAGTCTTGTTTCTACAGGTAAGGTTTCAATTACTGGTACATAAGGTATTCCAACTTCAACATATTCTGTTGGTACTATATCTAAAGTTATTGTTCCAGAGCTAACTGTTTGTTTATTTAAAGCTAAATCATCTCTAACAATATCTACAGTTTCTCCTTCTAAATAATTTAATCCTGTTACACTTGTTGATCCAGGTAATGTTGCTCCAAAGAATTGTTTGCCTGCATCTGTAGTAAAATCATAATCAAATTTTTCTAAATGATAAACATCTGCTCCATTTATATTTCTTTTAACTACTGTATAAATTTCTTCAAAGTCATCACAAGCAGTTAAGAAAGTTCCATCTGTAGTCCATAAAGAAGGAGATACAACTTGTTGATACCTAATAAATGGATAAGCAGCTATAGTTCCATCTGAATTAACCAATATAATTGTATGGGGCCTACTTGTACTTGTTGGATTGATATGAGCCATATCTATAGGATCAACAACTAAATGAGATGATAATAATGAAAAATTTTGAGATCTATAATTAACATCTGTATCCTGGAATATATATTCAATTAATTGATTACCTTGTCTTTGAATAAAATAAGTAGCATTTTCTGTTGAGATAGGTTTTACAGCTTTAGATCCTGTTCTTGTTGTAACTTTAAAAATTATATTTGAAGGCTCAATAGGATCCAAACTTCCTTGAGGAACGAAAAATTCTCCACCAGAAGTAAATACTAATAAATCTCTATTTGATACAATAGAATTAATTGCATTAACTTCATCTGTATCTAAAGTAGCTTCAACAGCTTCATCTGGTAATTGTTGTCCTGGATCAAAATTAAAAACATCTCCTACTACAGATCCCCATACTGTTGCAGGCCTAGATTTAGATCCACCAAAAAATAATCTTCCTTCATGGAAAGTACATGATCTTGGCCATCCTTTTGAAACACTCCAGGCATTTTCATATCCACTTTCAAATTCCCAATCAGCTCTTGCTATATCATTATCAGAAGCTAAAGGTATTTCTACAAAACCTTCTAATTCATCATTTGATACTTTTTTAACAATTCTTACTCTGCCATAAGGATTGATATTTATATATTGATCTAAATAAAAACTTTCTGGTTGAGAAAAAATACCATTAGTTGGTTTATTGGTTAATCTAATTGTTTCATCAATTCCACTTGGTGTTAAATCTGTATGAGATGCAAAAGAAGTTCCTGGAGTAATACTAATTGTAAAAGCATATTTAGGGATATATTCAAAAGTTAAATTAGATACTGTCCAAGTGCTATGAGAACCTCCTCTAGTAATTGTAACTGGGTTCATATCTTCTTGGCAAATAATCATAGTATCTGCTGATTGAGCAAAATATAATTTAGATAAATTAGTTGAGCTTATGCCAGTGGAAGAAAGATCTAAATAATCATTACCAGATCCATTAATATTAGTTACAAGTTCTCCAAGTTTATAAATATATAATCTATTTGAAACAAATAAAAATACGTATTGTTGTGTAGTAGAAAATTCAAAAGATTGAAGTCGTACTCCATTTTGAGGATTAGCTGCAGAAGGAATAGTATCAATATATTGTAGTCCAGGCCTTCTAGTTACTCCACCTTGAGGTAAGCAAACTACATTAGTTAGTTCTTTAGCAGCAGCTCTATATTGTTCTAAATCTATTCTGGCCCTTAATAAAGGATCAAACTCCCCTGCAGTGAAGTTTGTTTGTATTCGTACAATATTATCATTATCTGCCATTATCTTATATTCGTTAAAATATAATCCTCAATGACATTTGGTGGCTGCCCTTGAGCATCAATTTGAGTTGCAGTTCTAAAATATCCACCTCTGCCTTGGTCAGAAATATTACCTAAAGCATGAGTTTTCCAATAATCAGCTTTTGTTGTTTGATCTGTAATAGGTTCAGCAAGATGCCAAGCTAATTGATATACCAACAAAGTTACAAAATAAGTTGGCATATTAGCTTCAGTTATATCATAAACATAATCAATATAAACTGTATTAGAATTAGTAACTAATTTGTTTCCATAAATTTCAAAATCTAATTGCTTGGGAGCATTAGCATTTCCAGTAAAAAAAACTGCAACAGGTAAAGAAGAAACTGCATCTGTTGGAAGTGTATATTGATAATTCCATTCATTAACTGGAGTAGTGCTATCTTGAGCTAACTGTACTTTTTTTAATGCAAACTTCCAAGGATACATGGATAGAGTATGTTTTTTAACAAACTCATACATATTGTTTGCAATACCAGAAGCCTTAGTTCCATCTGTAAATGAAGAAATAGTATTGGCACCTAATAAAGTTAATGCGTTATTCGCTATAGAAACTGAAGTATCTCCTGCTGCCATACTACCTTTTACCTTAAAATTAAAAAAAATGGGAGGGGGAAATTAATCCCCCTCGCCACAGTTGTTAGTTATTAGTCAGCGTCAGCTACTGATAAAGCTGTTCCATCCGATACGTCAACCACTGATCCTGTATTTGATAATACAGTAACCAATGAAGAAGTAGGAACAGAAGCATCCCACACATGGATTAGATCGCCTGCTTTTAATACATCTGCGGCTCCATTAAAGTAACCTTCAGTATTAATATCAGCTAAAGCATCTGTACCTGGTGCAGTATAGCTCCACATTTGAGGAGCATTTCCTGCTTTAGATTGGCCACCGATTGCGTTCAAGTTTGCCTTTGTATAAGCCATAATTATCCTCCTCTATTAGCTTTCATCACAAGTGATTTTTACGATACCTTCGTCATCAATCGCAACAGCACCTGCCGAGAACATACTATTAACCAAGAAAGAAGTTTTCTCTGGTACATAGTTGATCTCTGTTTTGATCCCCATACCTTCTGCCATACCCATAGCATTTTTATGGAAAGCATAACAAGTTCTGTCGTTAGTTGATAATGGAAGTCCGCCTTCAGATCTATCTCCTAATACTAAGATCTTAAATCCTAGCATAGCAGTAATCTCTCCATTTAAGAGAGCTTTAACTGCAAAGTCGTTAGAGATAGCTCTTTCGTCAGATAATAATCCTGCAACGTTATTTGCATGAATTACCATGTATCTATCTTCACTTGGAACGTTATTTTTATCTAGCAACTTTTTAGCTGCAATCATTTTTCCAACGTTTAAGTTAGAAGCAGTTGCAGATCCAGAAGTTACTACTGTTTTAGCAACAGTTAATGAAGTTGATGAAGCATCAAGAGCATCAATAATTAATTGATCTTGTCTTCTTGCGATAGCTTTTGAAACTACCTCAACAAGCTCTCGTCTTTCATCAAAGTTAACTTTTGCTTGGTGGAATATATCGCTGTATTCTGCAGCATTATAGTCCGACATAGTCGCAGTTATTTGCGAATATGTTACATTTAGCGGAGTTACATCTGTTTGAGGTATTCTAGCTGTTGCTACACCTTTTCCAATTTTTGGAAATTTTACAGTGTTGGAGCCTTGGCCAGATTTAAGTCTAACAGCTTCTCTTAAGGCCGCAGAGCCTTGATAAGCTTGTTTGACTTCAGCATCAAACAAAGTAACAAACGCATTACTTATATTTATTGCCATGTTTTTCTCCTTTTTTAAACATAGTTTGTTTATTTACACATTTGCGTAGTTGTCTTTGGAAAAGGCTACAGCTAATTAAAACTGAAGGCCAAAAAAATTTCGGTTATCTTCTGATTTGCTTATATTAAACTTCTAGGGTTACATCAAGTATTTTGTGCAACCCTAGAGTTTCACGAGGCTAAAAAAAAAAATTACTACTATTAAGGTTTATACTCTCCTGGGAAAGCTTTTTCAAATAATTTTTCTACTTTTATTGTAAAAGCAGGATCTTTTCCATATTTTGGATCTCCAACCATGGCTCTAATTTCATCTTTAGACATACCTAATTCTTCTGTATCTCTAATAGGAGCAATAGGCTGCTCTCCATAGTAAGATCTAATTTTTTCAATAACTTTAATACCTAAAGCAGTTCCTGCCATATTATCAAATTCAGCAAGTTCTTGATCTGATAATACACCTCTACTCTTAAGTGTATCTCCAAATTTCATGACAGATCCAATTCTTTCTTCTGCTTTGTTACCAAGTAGTTTTTTTTCTTCTACAATGTTTGCCTGGGATCTTTGTACGAAATCTGCATTACTTTCCATAAAAGTTTTAGCAAGATCTTCATAAGCATCCTGGGTAATTCCATACTTCTTGGCCCAATCAGTATATCCTTTAACTAAAGGATCATTTTTAATATCAATGCTTTCTTTTTCTAAAAATTCAACATTGTAATCTTTTGGGGCCTTATGTCCTCCCTGGCTAAATTTTTTCTGTAGCTCATTATAAGATTTTACTAGAGCTTCAATATCTGGCCCTTCTTTCTCATCCCAAAATTTTTCTGGAAAATACTCTGGTCTTTCGTATTCATCTTTATCATCCGCAGCTTGTTCTTCCCCAAGCTTATCTTCTTCTGGTTTATCAGAAGCTAAATGAGAAATAGGCTCTTGATCTTCTGGAGCTATTTCTTCTTTCGGTATTGATTGTCTTGCTTCTCCTATCAAACTATTTGTTTGTTCTTCAGTAGCTTGATTTGTTTCTTGTGCTTGTGCTTCTTCAGCCATTTTTTCCTCCTGTTTAGTTTCGTTTAGCACGTTCTATCCTGGTAAGAATTTCTCTTACAACAGTATTCTGTCCTTCTCTAACATAACCAAAATGCTCATTAGCTCCTGGATACCAGGATGGAGCATCTAGTGTTCTTGATTTTAATTCAGCCAAAACTAATTTTCCTTCTGGTGTATTAAAAATTTTTGCAAATAATTTATCTTTATCTTTCTGTTCATCAATAGCCTCCATCTTGTCAACGAAGTCTAAACCTTCCCAACCTACATCATCAAAAGTGTCCATGTTATCCTATTTGTGCTTGTGTATTTATTTCTTCTTCTTGTGTTTCTGGAGCTGCTTGTTGTTGCATTTGAGCTGCTTGTTGTTGAGCTTGTTCTATCATCTCTTGTCTTTCTTGCGGAGTAGTTCTTAGCTCTGCAGGTATGCCAAGTTTATCTGCAACAAAATCTGCAACCCTATCTATTCTAACAGCCATTTGGCCCATAGGCCCAAGTTGTTGAATGATTTGCATCCATCCCATAGCTGTTTGTACTTCTTCGTTAGATTGTGCAAGGGCCAATGGAGAAGTGGGCTGCAATTTAACTTCTAATCCATTAACCTTCAGAGGTAGGCTGATAATGTCTTTTTCATTCATTACAGCAAGTGTTCTTCTAACCAAAGGGAGTACAGCCTCTGAAATCAATCTACCAAAAGCAGAACCTAAATTTTGAGAAAGTTCTTTCATTCTTTCAACGATCTCGGTAGCTGATCTTGCACTCATATTATCTGGAGGCAAGCTCTCATCTAACATGATTTTTTTTACGTTCATTCGTAAATCGTTAATTACTAATTGAGATAAATTTATATCTCCAGATCTTTGTAAAGGTTTTAAACTAGGGCCTGTAGGGCCATCATTTCTTGCAACAGGAATAATTGCTCCTGGAGCTATTCTAACTGTTTGTGGATTTAATACTCCATCATCTGAAGCTGTATAAACACCTGCAATATTTAAGCTTGCATTTTTAAGTAGCAGCTCAACAGTTTTATTTAAAGTTTTAATATCTGGAAGGGCTGTAATAAGTGGGCCTCTACCATAAATCTCTCCTGCAACTTTCATGTATCTACTAATAATCCAAGGCATTGTTTCATAAGTTCTATGAACAATTTTTTCTGGCCCCTTTTTCCAAATTATACAATAATGATAAAATCCATCATCATCATGATACATTGTGCTTTCATAAAATTCTGTAAATTCTTCTGGCTTTTCATCTATAATTCTTTGAAGTTCTCCAGATATTTTTGCATCTGGATATTGTTTTTTAATTACATCATTTCTTAATCTTATTCTTCTATAAACATTTTCAATTACTCCATGAGGGCCTTCTTCAAAAGCAATTAGGTATTGTGGTACAGCAACAAATTTAACTGGTTCAACTTCATCCCCTGGCAGTACCAACATACAAGCTGTACCTACGCAAAGATCTAAAAGAAATTCTCCAATAGCTAAATCAAAATTTGTTTGTCTTAATACAGAAAACATTTTGTCATTCATCTTATCCAATTCAACTTGGATCTCTGATTTTCTATCTTCTGGTATTTCATTACCAGGCTGAAGTCTTACCCATTTTCTATATGGTGGAAATAAAGCTGATTGAATTCTATTTGCAAATCTTTGAGCTGAATGAATAGCTGTACTATCAAAAACTTTAGACATTTTTCTTTGACCTGGAGTATTGCCTTCATAATAACCATCATAAAGATTTCTTTGTGGCAAAGCATATTCATAACACTCTTGATAAATATCTCTCCAAAGATCTTTTCTATTTTCTGCTTTTCTTATTCTGTCTAAAATTTTTTTAACGTCATGCATAATTAACTCTTTTTATTTTTATTTGCAAAATTTCTAGCAGCATCTACACTTCCAAAGCCCCAGGCTTTTAATGCAAGAGCTTTTCTAGTTGGCCTGCCTTTATCATCTTTCATTGGCCCTTTCATTCCAGAAAACCTAGCTGCAAAAGATACCCTTCTGCCATCTGTTCCACTTTTTTGTGGTGGTTTTAAATTTGCTCCTTCTTTGTTTTTAAAATATTTTCTTCCCTTTTCATTTAATCCACCTTTAGGATTTTGATATTCTTTTGCAACCATTTAAAAAATTACTCCACCTAAAATAAAA